AGGCCACCGATACGTCCTGCATCTTGGCGTAAGTCACCGCGTCATTGGAAATCTGATCCGTGACTACAGCAGCGGCTGTAAGGTCCCCGGCCACTCGGCCCACTACACTATTAATGGGAACGGTCGCGGAGATTATGTTTCCCCCCGCCCGCCCCACCAGAGCATTTGTCGGAACCGCCAGATCGGTGGGATTGGCGGTCCCTGCAGTTGCGTTGGCTTTGATAGTGTTGGCTGGCATCTCGGCCAGTTTGGCATTCGTAATCGAGTCGTCTGCCACCCCAGCGCCGGGCGGAACAGCCCACTCCCCATCAGCACGGAGGAAGTTAGTAGTTCCTCCCTTGCCCGCCGTCTGGGCATCCGCGCGAAAATCGTTTGGGTCGCGTGGCATTTAAAGTCCCTGGAGATCCGTTCGCCGAATCCTAAAGTGGATAGAAGCGTCGTTGGCCGCCGAAGCCACCCCACGAATAGCATCATCGGCATGGAGAATGAAGGGACCCCTCCATCCAGAGGTTCCTGGGTAGGGGATCACTTCATTGAACATCCAGTATTCAGGGGCCGCGAGAGACCCTCCCGACCCCAAGTCCAGCCCGACCGATACCGTTACCGACATGGCCCCTGCATCGTTATTGACGACGTAGAACATCACTTCAAATTGCCTAAGAGCTGAAGTCCCAGGATCCCATAATACCCCCTCAACCACTGGGATCTCTACAGGATCCACGTCCTGCCAGGCGGGAAAGTCCCGTTGCCACGGGATCCTAAAAGGATCCGTTCTGAACGAATCCGAGACTCCTGCTTCGTCCGCCCCTTGGAGCTGGACTTGAACTTGCTGATCATCGTTCGTCCGAAACGGATCAATGTTGCCCGCCGAGTCCTTCCCATGATTGACTACGTCCTGCTCGCCAGTGGTTTCCACCTTGATGGCTGTACTAGCACCGGAGGCTTTTCCGTATAACGAGGCCGTAGCCTTACCGTCCGTCTCACTTAGCCACCTTCTCTGCACGGTGCCATCGTGAAGAATAAGCTGCGAGCGGTCAGTGCCATCAGCCTCGCCAAGCTGCTGTATATCCGCACCCGTACTCGTGGTGAGCCAGTTCCGAACATTCCCGAACCACTCTTTGAGCCCGAGCGGACTTCTAAGTACCGGCACTAGGGCGCCTCCCCAGCGGGTTCCCACTCGACCCAGGCTTCAGTCAGCTCGAACGGCTCATTAACCGGACTAGCGCCGTCTGTCTCAACGTGCTCGAACTCTAGCTTGAACCTAATCCGCCTCCCGTTAAGCGGGCCTACGTCTAGCGCGAACTGGTCATAAGATCCGTCTGCGTTGCCCCCCAGAACGAACGAGTTGGCCGTGTTGAATGTGAGCCCTCCATCCTGCGATGCGCTGACATTCACACTGAACGGGCCGCGGTCTATATAGCCAATGTATATACGGTGGACTATGACATGCAGTGGGAAACCGTCAGGCCCGGCAAACGCCAGGTCCCCGGTCTCAATCGTGGACGTGATAAATTCTTTGAACCTACCAACAATGCCATCCTCGGCGGGGTCAGTAGGTAGAATTGAATCATCATCCGCTTCGCCAGGCGAGATCACGTCAAACGTCACATCATAGTCAGTTTTGAATGGAATCCCCTGCCCGGTCCCAATCATCATGTTGTCATTGCCACGAAGCGCAAGGGACGTAGTTACCGAGTCGTCACGGATGGTCCATCGACCCGCGCATGAGGCAAAGTAGGGTAAGGTGACCCTATACCACTGGCCCTGTCGAAGGCTGTAAAAGAATCCATTAGTGGGGAGTATTTCCTCACCCTCTGGCACAAATAGCCAGTAACCAGCCCCCTGCGGGTCAATCTCTGCAAATGAGTTCGAGGCGATGGTCATGGGGTTAGAGTCGTCACGCAATTCCTTATGGATCTCATCCCCCACCGCTCGTACCTGCGACCCGTCGAACATGAACACGTTAAGGCCCTTGGCGGGGCTAAAGCCTAGCCATAGCTGAATAGTATTGCCATCGGGCGTAATAACAGTTTGAAAGGTGCGGGGGGCCACAATGCCTGAATGAAAATCAATCACGTCGCGAATAAATGGGATGACGCTGTTACCTGTGCGCCGGAGCAAGTAAACCCCCTGCTCCTTGACCGCCGTGCAGGTGTCTTCAGTTATGACGCCTAGTGCTAGAATCCCCCCAGGAGTATCTAACAGGTCCGCATCGCCAGCCGAGGCTCCATTGTGGGTTCCCCCGTTTTGAAACACAGACCACGCAATACGCTCGGGGGTCTGCGTACCGTCCTCATTGACCCATCCGTAGAATATGCGATCCGCGAAAGCCTCCACGCACCGGCCTGTTATGGGGTTGGCGCCATCCAGGTTTGTCGAAAGCGCCTCGAACACGCCCCCAGCCGTAGGATAGCGCCTGGTGTCGTCTATACCGTTGACCACATAAAGCTGGCCATAGAGGATCGTATGGTCTAGAGGTACTGGACCAGTGGTTATATTAGCTGTGCCTCCAGCCACATCAAGTATGGCTTGACCGAAGGCATCGGTCCCGAGTTTGAAGTAGTTATTAGTCGTAACGTAAATTGCCGACTTGCCTAGCACGTTGTCGTCAGCGTTGTTATCTGCGGTGGCTTGCAGAATATCGATCGCAAGATAGTCTATGCCTACTTGGGGGGCCGAGGAGAGCTTCCCCCCGATAAACAACCCAGTCTGGTCGATTACAAAATTCTGCCCGCCGCCCGCATATTTGAATATAAACTGTCCGCTGGTTATATCTGCGGTGGTCCATGCCAGAGACGTAGCCGGATTGAGCGGGGAGGCGGCTAGAATATCGAAAGCCCTGTACACGCTATCAAAGTTGGAGATTTCAACATTTGACCCAAGTGTGTATTCAACGCCGCCCACCTTATAGATAATATCTAGCTTGGGCTCGGCTAGTTGCACTTTATTCCCGCCCACGAGTAACACAAGCTCATTTATGGTGCTAAAGGTGTTATTGGGTGCGGGAAACGTGAATCCCTGCTTGTCGTTTAGTCCGCCCGGCCCTGGATCCGGCTGTACACCATTCAACTGGTGAGCCGGGGGAGCGTCCCACAGGTCCCAAGGGGATTCATTAAAATCTGCAAAGCTGGCAGTGGACAGGTCCTCGGCATCACGCCATGCAGTATCGTCGCCATTACCGTTAGGCAACAACATATCCACGCCGCTTATGTCCCCGTCCACGTACTGGATGATTATCTCATCGTCGCTCCAGACGCCCTGAAGTTGAATGTTATCCCACTCAGAAGTACCGGAGTCCGTAGCGGAGACCGATATGGTCGCTGTGCCAATGAGGTTATCATCAGATATGCTGCCAGCGTAGAAGTTCAGAACCGCCCGCGTGCCGTTAATGGCTAACAGTCTGGCGCGGCCCCGTAGCACTCGGCCCACGGTGATGTCTGGGGAGTTGACAGGATCCACAAATCCTATAGCCACATCCGCGCCGAGCGTGGGCGTCCTAATAACCGCCGCATCGAGCGTGCCCGTCTCGTCTATATCTAAGTGGAGGTTGGTCGTAGTAACCCCGTCATTCCTGAACCACCCGTTATTAGTCCCCGTCGCGTCGGGACGAATCGTCTCCGCCACGTATGAGTAACCCGACCGGCCTTCGGCAGACGAGCCAGGATTGTTAATCTCCGCGATAACTACCGTAGTTCCTACTTGTGTATTGTCTGGGAGATTCTCGTTCCGTACGCCCTTGGGATTGACAAACCCCGGCCTGCGCCTGAGCGCACCATCGCGCGCTATTACATTCGTGAGCGTCCGCCACTTGACTTCGTTAGCGGGCCGACTTGATCTGAGGCCCTGGTCATCGAGCGGAGTTAGCTGTGTAAAGGGCATTAGAAATCGCTATTGATACCAGTGTTAGAGATCGGGTACATCTGGGACCACGAGGACTCGTCCTCAATTCCCTTGGGGCTCTCGCGGGAGGAGATCATTTGCTCGTAAACTGCAAACTTGGCGCTTGCTTTGGCCTCGGCATTGAGGTCTAACATAGTCAAAGCTGAGGCATATTGTTCCACCGGCAGGAGCCATTCCTCGTTCAGCGGGAACGTATCTCCGCTATTCACTAGGTCGGTGAAGTCTTTCAGATACGTGAGCTTTATTGTTCGGCTAGTACCATCGGGGATTTTCGAGTATAGGATCAAGTTATTGCCCTGTCGGGTCCAGCGCCGAGGATCCCCCAGATTGGACGTGTCTGAAGTATCCTGTTGCAGCCTATTGAAGTGCTCGATGTCGCCTCGGAGCAGGGGAACATCGTCCGTGTTATCCCGGACGTATAGAACCGCTAACAAGTCCGTAGCGATGGTCGAGAACGCATAGCTAGAGGTCCCGCTAGACGTAGCGAACGTGGCCGTGGTTTGCATCTCTTGCGGGCGAGCGCGTAAAATCGTATGTCGCGTGGCCTCGTTAATATTCGCCGTGACCTGCGAGTCCGCGCCCGTCTTGGACCCCGAGCGAAACTTGACCCGCGCTAGGATGTCAGAAAGTACCGCCATTATCTGTCCTTCTCTTCCTTGTCGTCCTCACGGTCTTGGAAGATCATCGAGAGGAAGTCGGTGTGTGGCTGCTCTTCTCTAGTTGTGTCGTCCAACTCGTCCTGGCCCATGCGCTGGCCATAACCCGGTATCCCCTCCCGCTTTTCTACGAAGGTATCCCCGCGCGGGTACAGGAACCCCGACCGCTCCGACATGAACCACCTGAGCCCCGGCGTAGGCCACTTGGCATGATGGCGATAGGGGCTAAGATCCGAGTCGTTAGCCGGTGTACCGACCATATTAAAAGACCCACCAGTGCCTTTGTTCTGGCCGAAGGCGGGCCCGTAGCCATGCAGAAAGACCGAGGGCCTCGCGCCGGTAGCGAAACTCGCGTCGTGTCCGTAGCCTACTGGCTTATACTGGACTCCCGGCTCTGACTTGAGAAACTCCCCCTGGCTATTACTAGAGTTGTCCTGTGAAACAAATTTACCAAGCTCGTCCGAATCGCTCAGGTCAACGAAGGTCGTAGGGTCGAAAAATACCTCCGCAATATCGCCGTTCCAGAGCCTCGCAGCATCATGACTCCGCGCACCAACCGCTGCCGTATCGCCCGTGTAGTCAATATTCGCGTCAGTCTGCGTAACGACCGTCCCGCGAGCCTCGACCCTGTCCAGATAGAGGTGGAACTCGGCGTTAGCTAAATCCCAGCTCGTGACGAGGTGGTGGTAGTTGGTGAGGTTGGTGATTGCTACGTCAGCGGGGTAGGCGAGAATACTAACACCGGCCGAATTAGATCCCGCCACTTGAACGAGATTCGATGCGTCGAGCGTGACGGAGAAACGCTCGCTGGCCCCCTGGCTTATAGAGAACAGCGTCTGTATGGATCCAATCGCCGCTCGCCTAAACCAGCAGGCAAACGTCCCCACCTTCGCGTCGGCCGCGCTTTTGAGCCCGTCCGACCTTAGATAGTATTCGCTCGTGCCATCAAGCGTTACAGCCATAGGGCGGGAACCCTGCCAAAGGGCCCCCACCCCCGGCCGATGTTCGGGTAGGCCATATTAGCCCTCCCCTACAGTCCGCTTGCTTCGTGCCCGTGGTAGACGTAGACTTTGGCGTTTAGTGGGAGATCGTTGATATAAATCCCGTCCACTACTTGATTCACCACATGATCCGTAACCGCGTTTGCGGCCGCCGTGACTATGGGCAAAATCTCGTAGCGTGCGTGGTCGCCGCTAGATGTGTTCTGGCGCGACAAGATCTCAACCGTTCCGCCGTCGCCTCCCATGATTTTGATGCGAGAGACGTAGGGCTTGACCTCGCTAAAGTTGACAGCTACGCCGTCCTCGTTAGGGCCAAACCCCTCGCCTTGACCTTCGGCATCGAAGACCCAAGGGTTGGCCTTAATGTCTTTTGGCATTAGAGATACCCCCCTGGATTAGTTATCGAACGTGGAACCGTCAACCACCCCAATCGCGTTGTAGTTGCCAACGAAACGGAAGCTCGTGCCCGAGATGTCAATCTTAGTCGCGTCGAGCGCCGCATCGTCTCCGAAGTAATTGCCAGAGATTAAGCCACTATTCGTAGCCTCATCCCCGCCCGAGAAACTAGCCTGGTCCATATCGAGATAGACCGCCTTGTCGATTGAGACGAACTGGTTGCCATAGATTACAACATCCTGGCAAATACCAGCCCCGCCCCCCGACGCTCCAGCCGCAGTAGCAATATCGTCACCGGTGTTGTCGATGAAGCGATTGTAGAGGATTTGATTGTGAGTCGTGCCAACTCCATTTGGGGCATCCGCATGCTGCATAATCAGCGCATCCGTATTGCCGTCCCTGAAGAGGCAATTCACAACCGCACCTTCTGACGCTGTGAAACTATCGTCAGTCGCATCGCCAACAAGTTGGAGCAGACCGCTATCGCCAGTACGACCGTCGAAAACGCAGTCCTCGTACAAGAACCCGTTTCCTTCCTGCCGCACAGCCACAGCACTTGCCCGAGCCCGGAACCTAAGACTCCTAACGACCACGCCCTGTGAGTTATCCACAAACAGGGCACGGCCACTAGCGGGCTCCACGTCCGGCCTACCGTAACCCGAGCGAACGCCCATGATGGTCACGTAGTCCTTAGACGTAACGGTGACAGTTTCGACGTAGGTGCCAGGATAGACGAGAATGACATCGCCCGCTCCGCTGGTCGAGAGATCCACTGCTTGCTGAATCGTCTGGACTGGGTGCTCGGCAGTGCCGTCAAACTCATCTGACCCATTCGTGCCGTCTACGAAGAGAACCTTGCCGGGGGTGGCAGGGTTAGGAACACCGAGCCAGGGCCCGCCGCCAAACTGGGGAATCCCGAAGGAGGTGGCGCCATTCTGAAAGTTAGTGAAAGGCATTCGTCACCTCCCCCTAGAATCCCTTAGAGCCAAAAACGCCAGGCCACCGACCGAACGATGTGAACAGCCGCGAACGGGTCTTTACGATCAAATTCCCGGTCGGGAAGTCAATGCTCGTCTCAAACTGCGGGTGAACACGAATGAACATATTCAGGTCGTGCTTCCGCTTCTCAGAGAGCAAGAACCACTGGTTGGTGGCAGTGAAGTAACGAGACGCGATAAACTCGCTAATCCCGTTCATGTCCGGACCCTGCTTTACCCAGTTTTCCTCATGATTCGCTGTGTCGTAGCGCATCGCGTTCTTGAAGATCTTAGCCGCGATGAACTGGTCACTGGTATCAACAATCGCCAGACTTGGGGTGTGGAAGACCGGGAAGCCCTTCTCGTTAGTCCACGCGGTCATGGTGTTAACCGCGTTTTCTACTGCGAGCTGGGAAAGCGTCACATCGGTCGTTGGTTTGTTTGCTTGTGTATCCGGGTTGCCCAGATTCGGGTGGACCGCACTCAGAAGCGCCAGCCCGTCAAAACCCTGTAGCCGCGTGGTCGTGGCTGTGGTCGAGTTGTTCAGGATGTTATATGCCTGAACCTCGAACAGGTTTCGCTGGGACTCCCGAAGGCCCTCAGTCATCCGGCCCATAATCCCGTGAAGCTCGTCCTCTCGGAGCACCTGGGTGATAATGTAACCACCCACATACTCCAGCGGAGCGTACCTCTTCGTTGTGCCCTCGATTGCGTCTTCAAACAGGGGGGTCGAGCCCTCAGTGTGCTGAGGAATCGAACCGAACTCTGCCATCCGCAAATCATCCTCGAATGCCCGCTTGGTCTCAACGATGTTGATCCAGCGCTGGTATTCGGGGCGAGAATTTTCGAGAGAAAGGAAGAAGATTTTCCGCAAGGGCGTATCGAGCAACTCAGGGAAATCAGAAGATCGCATCGCCATTGGAAACTACCTCCAGTTAAATTTAAAAACTACTGCTGGGGCTCGTCATCGAGCACTGTGGCCAGGACCTTGAACAGGAGCCTGTCACCAGCATTAAGCGCCGAGGCGACCGCGTTAGGGTCAACTCCGCGCCGGGTTGCATCACGTGGGTCGAGTCCGATGACCTCAACAAAGGGGGAAGCCTCACCGGCTGCCCTTTCGAGGCCCCACTCATCTCCGTCTCCCGCTGTAGCCGACATCTTGATCAAGGCGTAATTCTCCGCCACGTCGGTATCGTAATCCGGCGCGACAGTCGTGTCCTGATCAGTCAGTACAGCAGCAGTGAAGACATCACCAGGCTGGGGGATCAAAACATCAATCTCTGATCCCGCCGTCCCCGTCGCATCCTCTAGGGCAAAGCCCAGGAGAATGACAGAGTTGGGGACACCGGCCGTTGTAGCCAGCTCCTCAACTTCCTTCGAGGTCGAGTCGAGAACCACCGCAGCACCCTTTTTGAAGGTCTGCGAAGCCTCCTCGGCATACGACCTGATGGTCTTCGGACTTGCGTGCTCGTTCCTGACCCACTCAACAGTGTATTGAGTAGCCATTCAGTTAAACCTCCGTTAGTGAAAACTAGTTGTACTTAATCTGGCCGTCCTCTTCCTCAAAGGTACGAACGCCTTGACTGTACCCGAGGTCGTGGAATTGGCCCTTCGGCGCCATGTTCCATTTGGCTACGCGCTCTACGTCCTGGGCTACAAGTTCCTCCCAGAGCCGTTTCGGCGCGAACATAAGAACACAATCGCCGTTGCGAACATGCCCGGTGACTGTGCATTCGTAGAGTCCAGTACCCTTGAGTCCGCGCTCAGAGAATCCTGACTGATTTCCACCGTTATACAGGCAGAACTTATAGCCCAGGACCCTGTATTTGCTTACGTGCGCGTCAGATACCCAACAATAGGCATAGTCGTCGGGCATCTTGACCCTACGCTCAACGTCAATATCCTGGTCATAGGCAAACTCGGGTACATGCGTCATGTCGGGGCGCCGGGTGCCTGAGATATAGTCACGCTGCGCTGGGACTTTGGTGGCGTCCCTATCGGGCGAGCGACCGATTTGATCGTCCACCGCTACAGTCTGGACCTCACCGCTCATGATCTCCTCGACAGCCCTCGCGGCTATGGCCTTCGTATCCGGCTTGTTCACCTTAGCTGCTTTCGTAGTTGACATTCGCCTTACCCTTTCCTGTCTGAATCATTGCCGAGGTTTTGATCGGCAACTTTCGGCCACCCTCTATGTCGTCCCACTCGTCGGGGGTCATGTTGAGTCTAACCTGACGGTTGAAACTCTCCATAATCTCCTCACGCGCCCAGTTCAGACCGTCGTCCTTTCGCTCTTTACGAGCCGAGCCCCTCGGCTGTGACACTGGCATAGACACTGTTTGCTCCACTGCGCGGGGGCGGGTTGGTGTCCGCATCTGTCCGCCGTCTGGCGCGAGGTTGGAATCTTCTTTAGCCTTGTGCCCCTCGCGCTCCTTGGCCCTGCGCTCAAGTTCGTCCAGATTGGCCCCAATTAGCTCATTAAACCGGCGCCGTACTGCGCCCGCCTCTACCTTCTCATGGGGGTTCTCGTTGAAGTGCTCACGAAGGATAGGGGCTAGGTCCTCATAGTAGCGATGTGAGCCCATGGCGCCGAGCTGGGTCTCAAAGGATGTCTCGACAAGTCCGCTCAACACTCCGCCAATACGCTGTTCGCTCTCTTGGATCTTTCGAGACGCTATGTGCTCAGCCATCTGTTCGATGTACTTTTGGGGGTCCTTCACAAGATCTTGGTCCGTAATCCCCAGTTCCTGCTTTGCCACCGCAACTTCGTTGGCCTGATGAGGCTGTCCGCGCTGCGCGAAGCCCTGACGGACCATTCGTTCGAGCTGCTCGACACGGGCCCGGTCTGCCGCACGCTCCTGGGCCTCACGGAGCTTCAACTCTTGAGATTCTGCCTCCTTAGCGGCTAGGGCTTCGTCTTGCGAAGGATCGACATTTTCCTCGACCCCCTCGCCCTCAGCCCCCGCTAGGTTCCTGTAGTTAGTCATCGGTCTCCTTTATATCTCCTCAAGTTCGCTGGTCTCCCAGAACTGAGGTAGCTTGTCGGCTCCCATGGGGTCGTCCTGATACGACGCAGAGCCGCTCTCAAGTTCACCAATCACGCCCAGAACCTCCGCATAGACCTTTTCCTGTGAGTTAGCTTCCTGGAGTAGGGCCAGGTATGCGTTGTGATCCGGGTATGGATTCGCCAGGCGCCGCTTGCTCTCCAAGCTGACTAGGCTGGTTTGCAACCAGTCCCGCAGCTGCCTGAGCAGGGTTGCTGCGTCCGGTTTCTGTCGCTCCATCTTCGGCCTCCAGTGGTACACTTGTTACGTTTTCGAGTAGTTTGATGATGTCGGGATTAAACTCCTTGCGGTCGCGCACGCTAAAAGTGTCGAGCACATTGTTCATCGCGCGGTGCGTGGCCTTGGCGAAGATGACGAAAAGCTGTTTCATGGCCGGATCAGCCGCAGAGCCCCCAATTGAATTGGCGAGCGCGATTAACCGATCCTGGGTTGTTACGACCTGCTGGAACAGGGCCAGTTTCTCCTGTCTCAATATCGTCTGATTGAGCGCGGCGCTAGAAATCTCGGGCTGTATTTCCACCTGGCGCCGAAAGTCTTCGACATTGACCTCTGACCAGGCGGCAATAAACTTCTCCTCGTCGCCCTGCTCCTGTGCCGAGACCTTAGCAAGGATTTCGGGGTCCCCGTTTTGGAGATAGAGTTGTAGAGTTTGGAACCAGAACTCCTTCATCCCCTTTCGGAATACCCTGATGGTCTTGTCGATACGCTTGTTAGTCTCTTCGAGTAGGGCCAGGGTAGTGGTCGCGGGTGTGCGCGAGCGGCGCTCTTGGCCGAGATTGAAGTCCGTAACGCCTGTGAGACGCTCGCCCCACTGCTGCATAAGAGCAATGTCATTAACTGTGGTATTAATAGTACCGGAGCCCAGATCTAGAGCCTGCAAGTCCTCGCGTGGGTTGTTTAGAAGGAACAGTCGGCCGGGATAGAGCTTGGTGTTCGCTTCGAGAGGCCCGCCCTTGCGCCCAACGAATACCTTAGTATTGCGGACTTTATTGTTATCTAGGAGGTCCCTGACACTCGTGTCCAGAATCTTCTGGATATTCATTAGCATCTCGGGAACGCCCCGGTTATAAATCGAGCCCGGACGCTTCTCGAAATAGAAGTGAACTAGGGGCCGCTGACGGTGAAGGATGTTATTATAGCGGGCGTACGGGACAAGACCCTCTTCCTTCTCCACGTCGTAGATGACTTCTTCGGGCACACCGTCATCGTCTAGATCCGCGCGCGCGAATACTCTAACCATTGTCAACGCATTGGGCTGCTCATCGGGGTCCACTCCAATACGCTGGTCCACCTGGCGCTGGAACTCGTCATTGGACATATACGAGCCGCCCCACTCTTTATAGTATGTCCCAGCGAAGTTACCACGAACCTTTTTGCTTTCCTCAGCGTGGGACTTCTTGGCGTCGAGCTTTTCGCGCAGCTTGTCCGCCATTTTGCTCGTGTAGATCCCCTGTGCCTCGAACTCGTCTATCTTTGGCAGGTCAAGTAGCCACTGGACGCCCACGCGCCGAGCGGACTGAACGCTCTTCTCAAAATGGGCAATAATAACGTCCTTGGGGTGAAGAACCTTGGGCACAGGTCGATCAATGAGCGTGCGGGGGGTCTTTTTAAGCTCCCCACCACGACCCATCTCAACGTCCATTACCTCCTCCACTTCCCAGGGAAGGTAAATGAACGCATCGCCATACAGGACGAACGTGAGAATCAGCTCGTCCAACATCTCGTCTACTTCGATTTCAGCTTTCTCGATCCACTCGGCAATCTTGGCCCAGCGCTGCGCCCACCATTCGTAACTAACCGCCTCGTCGAACTGGCCCTCTTCGATAATGTTGCCCTGGCGCCCAGCTAGAATAATTACGCCCGGCTCCTGTGCTGTGGCCGCGTTATAGATGCGCGCCGCGAGGGTGTTAGAGTGCGAGGGAGTGATGGGGATTCGGGCGTTTGACGCGCCGGGCCAAGGGAATTGCTTAATTCGGGCCGTTTGCTCGTAGTTGTCAAATGCCTTCTGCCAGACATCAACATTGCGCTTGGTACGGGCTCGCTCGACACCCTCGATCCAGTTCTTGAAATCCGCGCCGATCTTGAGGCGCTCGTCCTCGTTTAGCCGGATTTCAGCCGCGCCGTCTATTGGGTAGGCCATGTTAGGGCAGGACCCTTAGTTTCTCGTAAAGCTCAAAAATGTTGAACATGTGGCGCTGAATGTCAGCGATGTAGGCCGTAGCCAGGCCCTGGCACTCAAGCGTGTTGGGCACGAACTTGGTCGATACCTGTCCAGTCTCGTCTACCTTAACCGTGATCTCGGTCCCGGCGACTGCTACTTCGACCTTCGCGCTACAGCTTGGCGCCGCCATCTAGCCCCGCTTCCTACTAGACTTCTTGTACGAGGCTGATTTCTTATAGACCCTGCCGCCGTGGGCCTTCTTGACAGGACTCACGCAAAAGTCACGCAACTTCTTCATGCCCATGCCCTTAAATGTCCTAGGGCCCTTACCGGCTTTTGCGCGGCCGTAATCGGCGCACGCGGCTCGCTTTTGTCTTGCGCTTTCTGGCACTTTTTACTAACCTCCTCGGTTCCAATAGACGAGGGAAGTCACTGCTTCGCATCGCCACTGGGTTCGACCTTTGTTACTGTGTAACCTTCGGACTCTAACGACACCTTGCACTGGTTGGCGAGAATTGAAATTAGCTTCTCGTCAATTTCTCGGTGCGCTGCTACCTGGTTATAGACCCAGTATCCGCCAACTCCCGCGAGTAGCGTTATTACCGGTATCCATGTCTTTACTGCTTCTTTCATACGTTCGGCCTCCTGGTTTTACCCTTGCAATTTGACAATCGCGGTCGCTCTAGTGTTCGCCCCAACCAAGGCTCCGGTAGTAGCAGGTAGCACAGCGTCCGCAGAGACATTTGTAGCATCCCCAACTTGAACTACGGTTGCGTTGTACGCAGCGCCTTTGCCTGCGTTAGGGGTGGCATCCGAATCAACCTCCCAAACTACAGTCGCATCATCAGCGGTGACAACGAATAGGTAGAACCCAGGGCCGATGGTAGTGTCCGTAACATCAATATCGTATGCCCCGGTTCCCGTGCATACCTGTGCGCCTGAGTTGATCAGCAAAGTCGTACCATCAGCATTGTAGATTCCGGCGCTACACTCAGCCCCTGCCGCCCCACCAGTTTCTATCGACCAAACAATCCTGGAGACAGTAAGGCGGTACGGAATGTACTCTCGCCAAACACGGACATTGTTGGCGACACCACCTAGAGTACTACCATTTGTGTCCCCACCAACCTGATGCACGCCGTTGGGCATGATGTAGTAACCAGGGCTAGCATGATTCCTAAAACTCCCATTCCCATTCTCAAACGTTATGTAGTCCGTCAGGTTGTCGTCGAGGAGGATGCCGGTGTCCCACCCCGAAGCGATATTAATTGCGGCCTCGATTTCGCCCGCCGCCCCAACAGTTCCAGTTAGAGCTTGGATAAGAATGCCGTTCATATTGGCGTTTGCATCGCCCACGCCGGGGGCTATTTTCAGGTGGCTAAAGAAATTACCAGTGCCAGTATGATTTGCATTGGTAAGATTTACTACCAAACCATCAATCGTTTCCCCGCCGTCTGCCACCCCAACCGTTCCGGTAAGGCTCATCAGGAATCCAGACGATGCTGTAACAAACCTCGTAAATTGTATGAGCCCGTTTAGCCCGGCGGTCGGGGATAGTAACGCCAGTCCCCCATCGTCAGTATCAAACTCAATTGTCCAGTCCCTATCCGTGCCTAGGGATATGGGGATGTCGTCGGGTAGAGTGAGTCCGTAGTCCCATCCGGTCCCGATATTTATGGCATTTTCCGTAGAATCGGCGTCTCCGGTGATCGTACCTAAGTTAAACCCGTTGAGCGTTCCCCCAGTATGGTTGGCCTCTGTCACTACAAGATTTATCCCACTGCCAGTTTGTCCTGCCGCCGTGACACTCTGTATCCAACTCGCTTGAATGAAATCCCTGTTGGCGGGCGTTGTCCCAGTGAACTCATATGTATCTAGGCCCAAGCCTAAGCCCCTCAGAATCAAAGCAATCTCGTCATTATTTCTATCTGCAGTTAGCCTTAGCGTCGTGGCATCGGCGCTTCCCAAGTTGGCAGTAGCAATTCCTGTAATCTCAAGTCCATCATTTTCGGTAAGTGTGAGACGGTCAGCTCCAGCTCCCATTATCAGGTCGGTGGTGACGCCGAGAATATCCACATCCCACCCACTTTCAATGCTGATGCCTGCCTCCGTAGCCTGGGCATCCCCCGTAATAGCACCGATCAGAAACCCGTTAACTGTGCCTCCAGTATGGTTGGCGTTCGTAAGTTCCAACTTAAGTACGTTCGTGGTTTGCCCAGCAGCGGTGATTGGTAGAGTCTGAATCCATTCGTAAATATCGGTATTGGCCGCTGGAGACACGGCAATGTTCTGTGTCCTATTCGCCGAGATCAACATCACCCCAGTTCCGCCAAAGGTTGCGTTTATGAACATATTCACATCAGACGTGATCGTGCCGTTGTTGGTGAACTGAAGATCCGCGACGGTCATGTCTAACGTGGTCCCGTCGTCCGTGATCTGAGAATCCGCCAAGTCCCCGCTTGCGTCGAACTTGACCACAGTGTTAGCAGTACCTGAGCCCGAGGCGGTGGATGTCCCGCTCGAACTCAGGCCCGCCGTGAGTCCGTTAAATGACCGATAGACGATTACCTCTAGGTCCTCGTTTGTTCCTTCTACGCCAGCCGCCACGCTCACGCCGACACGAATTTGATCTGCTGGGATGTTCAGAACAAACGTCTGAACTCCCGCCGCGCTGATGATATCAAATGCATCAGCTATAGTTATCGTGTCCGTAGTCACGGGGCTCGCGTTGCGATAGCGAGCCTCGACCACTACGGTGATGTTGTTGTCCACCGCGTCCACGTCCACAATCACTGCGACGTTGCCATAACCAGAGACCGTAATCCAGCCATCTCCGGCCGCTGAGCCGGTCGAGCACGCGGCTACTGTACCCGTAGGATACGTGGCCCCCGTGTCGCAGTAGATGGTAGTTGTCGAGTCCAGGTCATAGGCGTCGGCAAAAAGGACAATAGAATTGGTGGATGTAGATTGTGTGGCGACTGGGCGGCTGGACAGTGCGAAGACGCCGATAAGCGCCACGCTCAGCCATAATGCTAGTTTCTTCATTCCGCCATTGCCTCCGAGAGAAATAGATCCATGTCAAGCTGTTCGCGCAGGGAGTTCTCGTGCGCGAGGGTGTCTGGGATGTCGGACCGGCCCGATACTGGGCGCTCAGCAAAAGCGTCCTCAAAATAGGCAAACGCATCGGCGCGGTCACGCTGTCGTGAGTAGGGCCAGTGGAATAATTGCAGGAGGGTGTTATTCTGGCCCTCCACTAGTTTCATAGTCGGGGGCTTGTGCCATAGACCGTTATTTACGGGATTCTGGGCCCCACTGATGCGCGCGTCCTTGGAGCGGTTGCGAGATTCGAGTGGGAAGATTTCGATGTCAAGGGGAAACTCCCCAGTTCTCTGCTTCTCCTCCAACCACTGCTTGAGCGTGAGCTGTAGAGCCTCAGACTCAACCCCCCAGCCTCGGAGCCAGGTCTTGAACTTGCCAGCCATATAGCAGGCCCGCTCGATGTATTCGCTGGGATGGATATGATCGCCGAACTCGTGGAGCAGGAAGCGACATCCGCAGGGCTGTCTGTTCCCCACCAATATGGATGTCTCACACCCCTCCTTGCCCTTTGTGTAGGCTGGGTCAGAGACCGCTAAGGTGAGGCCAAAGCGTAGGTGGTGGTCATGTAAGGGGTGGCACTGGCAAAGCAACTTACCATCAGGTAACTCGGCGAAGTCCCGAATAAGGTCCAAGTCGAAACCGTTGCGGCCCTCGTCATAGGGCTTGCAGAGATACTGAAAATAATACTTTTCTCTATTCTGTTGTCTAATGTGGTCTAGCTTCTCTTCGTCGCACTCTTCGGGCAGGATGGGCTTTCCGGGCGTGATTTCTGGTATAAGTTCAGGATAATCGCGCAGCTCGTCGGATATGACGAAGTCGCCTAATACGCCGAGACCCCACTTGACGCGGAAGCCTCGCCGTTCCTCTTTCTGCGCCTCATGTAACACGTCCTCGCGACCCCACGGAGTCCCGTTCACGATGAATGTAGAATTGCGCCAGCCCCGCAAAATCTCCTCCAGGTGAATATACTTCTCGACCGCGTTTGTCATCTCCTGGTCCGATGCTGCGGTCTGCTCGTTCACTGGGTCATCCAGAATAATCACATGATGGTGCTGCGAGGCGAGGCCCGAGTTCAACGAGTAGGCTGTTATCGAGGCTTGCGCTTCGCCGCTCAAGTTCTGGTCCCTCTCCACCATCAACTCCGACTCGGCCCATTTGTCGCCTTGGCGGATCGCCGGGAACGCAAACTTGAATAACCCGTTGCTCTCTATAATGCGTCGTATCTGGCCCAGCCACTTTTTCGTATTATCCGAATGCGCGCTTATGAGAGCGATAGTAAGATTACGATCCACGCAAGCGAGAAGCCAAAGAGGATAGGCAACACTAACGATAACTGACTTGAAGTGTTCACGGGGCATCCAGGAAACGGGTCGATGTCGCATTTTGGGGCCCGAGGGCTGAACAGTGAGCTGGATATAGTTGCAAAACGGAAGATGAATGCGCGGATTGAGTCGAGTAAAGCCACAAATATTTTTGGCGAAATAATAGAGCCCTCCCGGATAACGCCGACACTTTCGGGCCAACTCCTTGCGCTTAAAAACATCACCGCCGATTGGGACTCGGTCCGAGTCTTGCAAGTGCCTCCTCTGTCTCCCTGTCGCCCTCTAGAAGCCAGTCAAGTTGACCTGGACTCAGCTCCACGGTCTGCCGAGTCGAATCCTCCTTCAGCGCGCCGGACATTTTGATCATATCGGTCAAAATTCGGGCCTTAGAGTCCGGGCTAAGTGACGCCGCGCTCTCGCGCACGAGCCGACGAAGCATTTTGTAGTGCTCCGGGGCGTCCTCCTGCGCCATAACCTTGACCCGACGCTGAGAAAGGTCCTCTTGCCTCGCCTCTCGCCAACGCTTGTGCGCCTGGGGCGCGATGGATGCGAAGATCCCGTCAAATGCGTCGTGCGAGACTAGGCGGGCAACCGTTTCCTCGTCCATATCGGCTTGAATCGCGACATGTTCGAGGCTCAGGCCCTTTGAGAGCAGCTTGGCGACCTCTTCCAGGAGGATCTGAGTACGAATGTCGAGTGAAGAAGAGGCCACGCGAGAGGAATGGTAACATAAGGCGAAAGAGGTTGCAAGGGGGATAGAAAATATGACGAAAATGGGGGACTTGGCGAGAATGTCAAGTTCCCAAGGAGCCAAAAAAGCCGTTGCGAGGTTGGCAGGAGTGTGGTAGGGTAGAGGGGTGCGAGACTTCTTACTATTCCTTATCATGGTATGGTTGATGGGTTCTACCATAGGGATTTCTGAGCAGATTGCTAAGGTTATCGACTTGCTGGAGACCCAAAACAACATGCTTTTCCTCGAAGACGAGGCGCTAGAGGAGGTTACGGAGTATTAGGTGGAGAAGTTAGTAGATTTTCTGCTCGAATTCGTTGACCTTTTTCGCTTCTGGGTCGTTATCGACTACTCTGAAAAGGGGATAGTTTCGACGTGGGGGCGACTGGGCAGGGAAATTTCGTCAAGCGATGGCTGGCTTTCGACGGGGCTTCACCTGATATGGCCGTTAGGGATAGAGGAAGCCGTAACCGCTGGTATCCAAGACGAGTGGGAGAACATGTCCCCGCAGTCCCTGGTCACTTCGGATGGCCAGCATGTAGTCGTGCAGGGCTCGTTTCAGTATACTATCCTACCCGAGAAGGTCAGGACGCATGTGGAGACCCTTGGTGAGGAGGACGCGGCGCGGGGGGGCGCTATGCGTGCGGCGGTTTCGCTTAATGTGGAGGCCCGGCCCTATGCGGACCTCGTGGACGATACGAAGGAACTGCGAAAGGCCATTCTCGCCTCGGCGCGAGGTACGCTGAATCCCTACGGTTACAAGTTAAAGGACTTCCAGTGGCTGCAAAAGACTGACAGCAGGACATTTAGAATCATTCAGACATGAGACCTAGAAAGTTCTCTTGCGAAGAGGCACGAGAGCGTGATAGGGCACGCTGTAAACGTTGGGCTGCATCACCTGCGGGAAAGGCATGGCAAAAAGCCTACAACAAACAACCATCACGACAGGAATGGATTAGAAAACATAAACAGCTGCCAGAAATAAAGGGTAGGGAAAGAGATCTCGGGCTTAGACGCAGGTACGGAATCTCCCAAGCTGATTATGACGACATGCTATGTAAACAAAATGATTGCTGTGCTCTTTGTTTACGGCGGTTACCGTCCACGCTAAAAAATCTACATCCTGTTGATCATGACCACGAAACATTGGCTATTCGTGGTATATTGTGTCATAGGTGCAACAATGGGCTAGGATGTTTTGCCGATGACCCAGAACTTTTGCTACTAGCAGTTAAATATCTGACTCGTGAGCGTATAGGCTTATCAACTTCTGAGGAGGAGAGATGACACATAAGGCAAGAATTGCTGTGATGTTGGGCTTAGCATCAATTCCCTTTTGGTTCGCGATGCCTTATTTGGTAGCCGCACTGGTGGTGCTGTATGGTTGAGTTCCGAGGCGGCGCTGGGGGCTATGGGGGGATAAGCACTATGAACACTGACCAACGAACTGGTCGCTACTCTCCCCATCTCGCAGTGAGCAAAATAACTGACTACCTGACCGACACAGTTAATGTGACCTGCCTGACGTGCGGAGAGAAATGGGAACATCCGAGATCAACGCCATCGGCTCCCGACTCGTGCACAAAGCCCCCCCAAGCGGGGGGTAACGCGGGCGAACCTGCCGATCTAACGTCCTACGTGCGAAGGTGGAGCAACAGATGAATAGGAACACCTCAATAGGTGCAGTAGTAGCATTAACTCGCATAGGCATGAGTCAGGGCCTTCAGGGTAGAGCCACAAGACCTACGGGGATATTCTTGGGGTGGTTCTCTCCGTTAGGAATTCGGGTCCGCCGCTCGGGGATGAAGGGCGTGAACCGATACCATCACACTTTTTGGCGGAGATTATCATAGCGCCGCGAGCCCGGCTTTTGCCGGGCGAGCGCGGGGCCCCGCTCACCTGGCCAGGTTAATTAACATGGCCGCGTGAATAATACCGCGGGCCGTGGTTATTTTAACCTCCCCCAGTAACCCCTTTCCGCACAACGAGTTACAAAATCCCAAAAAAGTGTGCGCGCAGTTTGTGGTGGGGCCCCCTGGGGCGGGGCCGAGGGGCCGGGCTGGTTGGTACGGGTGGGTCCTCAAATCGTCGAAGCGTAGGATAGCCCCACCGCTCGCCCCGCCCGCGCTTACCGAACGGTCGGTAGGCTAGCTCACCTAACACATCATGACCCGAGCCCCTGCCCCCCCCTCACCTAGGTGTAAGTTAGGTGACGTGGCCTCGGCCCCCCACCCATGTGGGGCTCTTGCCCCGCGCTATGTCATTGCTAGGTGGGAGGTTGCGATAGGGTAGGGGAATAATCACACATTGATATAAATGTCCGTGTCAATCTTGCACCTACTAATATGGGTGAGAGGGGGGATTGTGGAGTGATGGGAATGTCCGAAGATGGACAAGTGGCGCTAGGACATCAGCATAGCGCGCTCTTCGACCTAATCCACCCCAATTATCCCCGTTACTACGCAAAGTAGGGTACCCATAGCCCTATGGAGAGGTAGAAATGTGTAAAGGGTCTTTACACTCGCTCTCTATCTCTCTAGACATGTAAAGATTCTTTACACTCTCTCTATCGCTCTCTCTATAGATATCTCTCTTTAATGGTTATGTATACAAGTATTATATATACTATACAATATAAAGCACTTAATACAATTTAATATCTAATGTCCTCTCTAGATACCACCCCCTATGTCTAAGGGGGATAACGCTTATTAGTGGATATTGTAGTACCTCGTTGATTCTAAAGGATCATGGTAACTGATTTATGGTAATTAGTGGACAGTAGCAGTCGGGTGGCAATATGGCAAGCCCAATTATTCCTAATCCCACAGTTTATATGTTCCCCTTACCGACCGGTCACCAAGTAGATTACTCAACTCCGCCGTGTTACTTTTCGTAACGCCTACCGAATAGTGGCGCCGCAGATTGTCGCTATGTAGGCTAAATCCCCACACGTCAACCTACCAAACCCCGCGCCAACACCGGCAATCGCCGGTGGCACGGCGGTTGCATATCGTTTAGGATAGGAGGACAAAAAGCCATGACTCGCAAACAAGCAGAGCGGCAGGAAGCGATAGAGGAACTGAGAAAGACACTCAAGCCCGGAGATACGGTCTACACTGTATTGCGCAAGGTGTCGCGCACAGGAATGAGCAGGCGGATCGACGTTTACAAGCTAGAAGACGGGGAGCCTTTCTATCTCACGGGCTTGGTGGCCAAGGCCATCGACGCCTCGTTCCCACAGCAAGGCCAGGGTCTAAAGGTGGACGGCTGTGGGATGGATATGGGCTTCGAGGTTGTCTATCGGCTGGGATGGGCCCTAT